CAGTTGTAGATTATAAACGAATGGAACGACTTAGGCCTCCAGAAAACACGGTTATTCCTCTAAACGCAAATACTCTATGCATATTTCTTATACTAGCAACCATTATTGGTTTGTATAAGAGACATGTGGACATCAGGAACCCCAGACCCCTTCGGGATACGACCCCCAGACCCCTCCGGGGTCTGTAGTCGGGATCTAATCAACAGAATCAACGACATTATACTTGATACACTCTTGTGGATCTAAATACATGTCACGTTTCATAATTTTTTTAAGTTGTTTTTGTGGTATAGACGTTTTTTCCTTATACGTCTTTGTAACCATATCCATGAGTTTATCACACGATTTCATTTCGTCTTTGAGTTCTTCGTATTTTCCCCAGAACCCGTTCGTGGATATTTGGTGTATGAGTACGTGTGCATTCTTACCTATACGACGTTCGTGACCACCCAAAAGAAGAAACGTCGCGGCGGAACAACATACGCCTTGTGCTATGGTAACAACTTTAACACGTGATTTTTCAATAATGTTCATGGCACTTAACCCCGAGAACAAATCACCGCCTTCACTACATATATGAAAATATATGACGGGTTCGTACCCAATAAGTTCAGCCTTCTTTTTAAGAAGATCTATTTCGAGTTTCTTAAAATCTTCGATAAACTCAAGGATATCTACATCGGTAATTTCCCCGTAATAAAAGATTTCATTACCAATGACTCGAGATATTTTAAAATCGTTTTCTTCTTCGGTACTCATTTAATTATTCTGTACACACGTCTTTAATCATTTTTTTGATTTTAGTAACCTCCCTTTGTTTGAGTTTATTCTGTAAAGCTAGATGGTTCATAACATCAAAATCTTGGGACGTTAAATTATATTCTTTAAACTTCGAGACGTCACCTTTTTGTGCGTATTCTTTGAGTAACATGAACTCGTGGTGTTTCATGTGTGTATGTGAACGTACCTGTATACTCCTTACCTTTTGTTCGCGCATTTTCTGGTTCCCGTATTTTGTCCACGCACTTCCTGGACGAATAGCATCTTTCGCGAGTAGATTTTTCATGTAGAGTTTAGGGAGTTTTATGGCGTGTAAAACAAAGTATGGCATACACTCCCATTCACCTTTATAGAGTTCGCTATCGTATTGATCGGCAATGACTAAATTACTCATTATCTTATCGTAATGATCCGTATCCGAACCGAGATAATTTTCGTGTACGGATCCCCAAACGTGTCCGTGTTCGTGTATCGTTTCATTTATATCTATGTTACCGGGTTTACAGAAAAAGTCTTCTATAATTTCTTTCGGTGTTTTGAAAATATCTTTATCGTCGTTAAATTCAAGGTAACTGAAATAGTTTCCTATATTTCCATTACACTTTTCGGATGCTATTTTTGTTCGCGGGTGCTTTTTGTTTAACCATTGTATAGTTTCGGGTTTACGTTTTGGTACGAACACGAGTTTGAAATTGGGTAACATGTGTACATTTTTAGACGTCACGAGTAATGGTTTTTTCGTAATAGACCCCCCTTCACAGACGGTTTCGACTATACTCTTATATACGGTATCCGATTCGTAATCGTCTATATACGCATACATATTTGAATTTTTTATCGTACTTAGAAATAGATCTTTTTTACGCAACACTTCATCATACAATTCTATACTGTTTGATTCATCGAGAATTTTATTCAGAATGTACGTTTTCCCAACACCAGCCGCACCACACAAAAACACATTGGTACCGTTTTCTAACAGAGACGTGATTTCTTTTATTTCGCGATCGTGGAGCGAAATAGTACCAACCTTTTTTTGTTTATGTATTGTAACGAAGGCATCCATGTCCGATGAAAATGGAGAAAGTGATCTCGCTACTCAGGCTTTAGATATTATTATGGAAAATAATACACTCCAGAAACGCGTTTTAGATCCTTTAAAAAGGAAACTTTTCCCTTATTTGATGTGTGTTACAATCTTTAACCTTACTCTTTTTGTGATGGTGGCGTATCTTGTGAATCGTCTTTCGGTGATTCTGTAACAACTTCCATGAGTTCAGTTCGTCTTCGGAGTTCTTTCATGAGATCACCTTTCAAACTTACGAGTCCCTTATCTTTTAAATCCGATATTTCGTTTTTACGTTCCTGTACGCGTTCTATATCGGCTTTAACGGTTCCTTTTATACCTCGTATTTCATCGAGTTCTTTTTTAAGTTCGCGCTTAGCAACACCACCAACCGCGTCTTTGAGTTTCGTCATGACTTTATTTTCCTGTATGGCCTTGAATGGCATGATGGGTTGTATGTGCATGATTTCGGGTTTGAAAAACGCATTATCGTCTGGAAACTCGCGTTCAAATGCATCTATCATTTGTTTGGGTACGTTTGGAGACTGTTCAATAAGTCTATCGTATTCGGCGCGCATATTTTCAATCATGATGGTACCATTTTGTGTTCTTTCGGCTAAAGGTAAAGTTAACTCGAGACGAATGGTTCTCGAAAGTTTACCGTACTGTACCGACGCGACGCGGTGACCTTCCATGAGTTCGTTGATTTTGAGAAACTGCATGATAGTTGTTGCAATGGCGGTGATTAAGTTCAAACCACCAATAGCCGATGGTACGTACGGTTGAACCGTGGGTGGAAACGTTTCCTGCGCAAAGTTTGCTGTACCGGTTATGGTACTTACAATAATAAGGGGTATGGTAAATTTCATGCTTAGATTTTTAAATGAACAGTACGCTTGGTAGTGCATGTATCGATAACACGCAGCGGCTTCACCCCAGGACTTTAATATTTTCTCCTGTTGTGGGTGCCAAATTTTCGGAAGTTTCTTTTCTTCGTTCATACTAATAGAGATGAACATTATATTCTTCATTCACTTACTTTTCTTCATAACCATGTTGGTTGTACCATTCATGAAGAATAAACAAAACCTCGAATTTTACTCACTTCTCGTCCCGTTTATATTTTTCCATTGGTCCGTGAACGACGATACGTGTGCACTGACCCAAATGGAAATGGCTGTAACGGGAAATAGTAAAGAAGAAACGTTTTTTGGACGTATAATGGGGCCCATATACAAAATGGACGATACCGAGGCAAATAATTTCTTAAAATCTATTTTATTTTTCCTTTGGTTACTTGTTCAGTATAGACTCGATAGAATTGATTTGAGTCCACTCAATGAACTCAAAAAACGTATCGTTAAATAATATTGGTATATATAAAATGAAGATCAAAAACAAAACGCAAACAAAACTTATGTTTATTGCGTTAGCGGTTCTTTTTGCTTTAGTTATATACCAAATACGTAATCCAATCGTAGTTAAGAAACAGGTTCCTGTGCCCTTACCAGTTGAAGTTCCAGTACAGATACCAGTCGAAAGAGAGTTTCGAAAACCACCAATTAAAGAGTACAAACCCGGGTACGTCCAACAAATGGGGGTTCTTGTAGGTCCAGATGAAGAAACCTTACCTTTATACGGTAAAGAAGTTCGTGGAAGACGCGATCAATACCATTATTACACGACAACACCAGGTGATCAAGTGTACCCACTTCCAGTTACGATTAATGACCGGGACTGTATGGACGATATAGGGTGTCAAGAACTGTACGGAAATGAAACCGTTTCGGTATTAGGACAAACGGGTTCATTTCAGGCGAAACTGTATAGAACGGATAACTTTTTCTAATCTTCTTTTTTCTTTTCTGGAACAACAAATCTATATGCACAACTTCCCATTGTTATGGTTTGTGAACACATAGCACAGCATGCACATAACATCAATAACAGTAAAGGTGGGGATTTCACTGGAATCCTTGATATAGGTCTATATACAAAAAAGAAACAGCACAAGCAACAACACAAAGTTGAAGCTAAATTAGTAGGTCCACAACTAGACATTTATAGTAAACAAAGAAAAATATATTGGTTACTATAAATGAAGATAGATACTTTAAAAAATGAAGCAAAACGTTTAGGTCTTCGTGTGACTAAAAAAATTAAAGGGAAACGTGTTCCCCTATCCGAAAAGGAACTTAAAATGAGAATTGAACGACGACGACCACCAGCTTTGGAAATCCAGGTTCGTAATTCAAAAAAACTTATACGAACGTGTAAATCACTTCTGAAAACCATGGAACCATCTGTTCCGAGAGCTCCCCGCGTTTCTGTAAAACGCATTCCATCAGCACCTCCGGTCCCACCAGCACCCCCGGTCCCACCACGTCCCGTGAAACGCGACCCACGTGCAAACTTAATGACGGCTTTGAAAGCAAACCTCGAAAGACGTGGTATTAGACAAAAGTTAAACCAAACTTCTTAGACATGAACCTTTTTGCACTTTCGAGTTCAGGGTAACTCCATAAAAGCCATCTCGACCAGAACCCCGCGGTATACAAACCTGATTTACCCCAGTTTTCTTTATCGCTTCGTGTAACATCGAGCATGTTTTTGTGAACGAGTTTAGGATCGGTTTGTTTTTGAACCATGTGTGGTACAAACCCACCGTGACGCGTGACGTACATACGCATACGTAAAGGGTTCTTATGTAGTGTATAATCAGAGTACCCCTTGGCCCCAAAATCAACAATCTTACCATCATCGAACGTAACTCTAAACTTTTTATCAAATCGCGGACTTTTTCGTAAACGAACACGCATGTATACTATAATTATTGAACATATTTATTTTGTAACCTTGCGAGTGTATAGTGGTGATACAAATGAAGTATACCAATCGCTAAAGAAACGTAAACCGCTGGGTTTTTCCTGGCTTTTCTGTTCATGAGAATCAGAATAACTGAAGTGAGAATGATGAGTGTTGGTAAAGTGAATAAACCAATTTGAATATTGGTCAAACCAAGAAACCGTTTATCTAACGTATCGATTGTATCGTTTTGTTCTGGTGCGTAGCATTCTTTTCCTTTATAACCTGGCATTTATTATATATACACAAAAAAAATGTGGGTTTTCATGATTCCTATAATATTATTATTGAACGATTATTTAAAAAATCCAATCGACAGACTTTATTTTCAGAAACCTTTACGTCCACTCATCGGTATACGAAATTCACTCGTAGACTTATTTTTTTATAAGCCACACTATTCGGTCGACGATTTTCCAGGCCTTTGGCGTGTTCAAAAACACTTTTTCGATATAAAAAATGAATACGACGGGTTACACAAAAACGCACAAAAATGGTATTTCCACGATCTCGATCCATGGTTTGAATATAATCAAAATTATTATTACTATAAAATACACGATTTCCCAAAGTTATACGCATTTTTAAAAAGTATACCGTGTGTTGATCATGCCATGATTGCGGTCATGGAAGGACCAATGTCTATATCAGCACATCGGGCCGAGAGTAATTTACAGTTACGGTACCACTTAACACTCGAAGGAACAAGTAATCTTACCACGGAGTTTGATATTCATCAACATAAATCCAGTGAAGATGTTCTTTTTGATCACTCGCGATACCATAGTGTTGATAAAACTGATGAACAAAAGCGCGTTGTTCTTATTCTAGATATTAATCGGTTTTATAAATTTCCATATATAAAATAATTCTATCCTCGTCCGATTGATTTTCCGCCCAGTGTTTTTTACGAGCATTCATGATTATATGTTTACCATTTTCTTCTGTAACCTCACCTAGTTCTATATGATGAAGTATACAGTTTTTTGGACATTTAATACCTAAATGATATGTAAATATATAATCATCACCTACATAATCAACGTGTTCTTTGAGTTTTACACCCCCTTTCATTAATGAAAACCCAGCTACATGTATACCATCGATCGAAGATAAGAGTTTTGTTGTTTCTGGACATAAATTACAATTACTCGTAATGAAATTACCACCCCATATGAGTGGCCAACTTACCCATGATTCCTGAACATGATCTTGTCCACCTTTCAACCATCCACATTTACCGTCTGTGTATAACATCATAACCTGTTTTAGATATTCGGAACCAACCCATTCACCTTCTTTACGAGGATCGTCTCGTATGAAAGTTTCTGGTAGTAAATTTACTTCCTTTTGTAAAATATGAACGTAATTTTTTAATTCTTTTAAATGCATTGTTCCTTATAAATGTTTTCTACATACCGCTTTATACATGTTATGATCACCGACAAGTTCAAGCTCATCGTTTTGAACAATACGTTTTGTAAATGGTCCGTGTGTACCGTCCATACACTCCATACACATCGCCGATATTTTAAACACTTTATCGGCGAGAGGTACACAATCTACGAGTTCACCAAACTTTCTTTGTTTATAATCGCCATCGAGTCCCGCGAGTAAAATCGTTTTACCCGAATCGAGAACGCGTTCAACAAACGTTTTAAGACCCGTAAAAAACTGAGCTTCGTCTATGGCTATAACGTCGACATCTGAAAAATCGACTTCTTCGAGACTATTTGTTTTTATACAATCGAAACGAACATTATCGTGGGTACGTAAAACGTCTTCGGAGGCACGCGTATCCTTTTTCGAGTTTATAACGAGAATCTTTTTACCTATAACGCGGTACCGTTTTAAACGTCGGATAAGTTCAGACGTTTTTCCGGAGAACATGTTACCCATAATAATCTTAAGACTCATTTCTAATTATATGCTACACTATTTTAAATGGTTTTAAAGAAACAACTCTTAGAATAATAAAAAAACATGGAAACACTTAGAATTAAACGATTAACTCTCGAAGCAACTTTACCGACGCGTGCATCTCCTGGTTCGGTCGGGTACGATTTGTATAGTATGGAAAATATGACGATTAATGCATGTGAACGTGGTATCGTAAGTACGGGTATTTGTGCAACAATTCCTACTGGTGTGTATGGTCGTATTGCACCCAGATCTGGATTAAGTGTAAAGCACGGTATCCAAACGGGGGCTGGTGTTATTGATCCAGATTATACGGGTGAATTGAAGGTTATCTTGTTTAATCACGGGAGTGAACCATTCGAAATTAAACAAGGCGATAGAATCGCCCAATTGATTTTGGAAAAGTGTGAAACACCACTTATTGAGGAAGTCGATGAATTAAAAGAGACAAAACGTGGTGAACGAGGTTTTGGATCTTCGGGTACGAACTAAATTAAAAATTAGTTTCCAAATGCGATACCACCCATACCATTCTTAATCCTGAGAATGTTATAGTTGACCGCATACGCGCGAATCATATTGATGTTTGGACTCACTGGACCTGGACCATTAATATTTATCTTCGCGTTATCGATTCGCGAAAAGTTCAAGGTACCCGTTGGTTGAGACTTGTTCATGGTAAGACAGAATGGCCACGTATATATTTGTTCCAAATCGACTGTGCCGTTAAGAACCGAACAGTGTCTCGATGGAACAACGTTTCTGTGGTATTCGTGTGTCATATTTTCAAAGAGTGGAACACCGTTAATAAACATAGACGCGTCTGTGAACTCGTATGCCGTAGTCGATTTATTACCCGCAGCTATATGAACGGCTTTCACTGGGTGATTAAAGTAGGTCAAATCAATCGACGTATCGGAAGCAGACATTGGTTGGTATTGTGTTTGGGTAATGAGAAGTTCGTGTTCGCCGTTTGCAAAGAATTCGCGTTCTTGTGTGTCGAGAAACACGTACGAACCATACACTTTTGGTGAAGAACCTAAACTAAATGTACCATTTCTACACTTAATTCTAATTTCAACTTCATGGTATTGAAGACCGACAAGTGGTAAAGATTTCGTCCAATCTTCACTGAAAAAGAATGGAATTATATAACTCCCAGTGGAAACATTATCACCACCGTCTTTAGTCGTCATGGCACACGTCGCTTTTGCTTGAGATTCGTTATATAACGTGTTGTGTACGGTATTAATGAAAAGTGTATCTAATTTAGTCACTTCTTGACCACCAATCCACAAAGAGAATTCAGTTGGTGAAGTTTCACTCGCTGCCACATTCGAAAAAATAGAGGCATCGTTATTACGAGTATTAATATTGGCATTTTCAATCCAAACGTAACTCAAAAGATCACCTTTCGATTTGATAGGAATGGAAACTTCGTTCCCCGATTCAAACGTACCGATATAATCCATACGTTCTGGTTTAATAGCAAAGTTTGTGTGACGTTTATAGTTTTGTCTAAAAAAAGAGACTTCTGGGTTGCCTGTGATATAGACATCCTGGGCACCAACGGAGACAAGATCAATCAAAGCAGCTGACATATTTACTACTATACTATATTAAAAAAATCAGGCGTTAACGAAGTAAGATAAAAATGGTCGTGTTCCAGGCACTCACCTGGGAAACACAAGACACGGAAGACGAACACCTTATTAGTATTTTTGGTAAAACGAGTGAAGGTAAATCCGTGTGTGTGACGACGAGTTTTACACCATACTTTTTTATAAAACTCCCTAAGAAAACGACGCCATTAGATGTTCGTAATTTGTATACAAAGATTGATAAAACGTGTCCTGAGTGTCTGACGAGTTACGATATTGTTCAATCTAAAGATGTATGGGGGTTTCAGAATAATGAACAGTTTACGTTTATGCAGTTAAATTTCAAAAATGTAGCGGCGCGACGAATGGTAAATGGACGACTAAAACGTACATTACCCGATGAATCTATAAAATATAAGGTATACGAATCCAATTTAGACCCCGTCCTGAGATTAATGCACAGAACGGGTATACAATCTACGGGGTGGTTGGATACCGGCGACGAGTGTGTGCGTTCGTATCTCGCACACGTGGATATAGACTTGTTCTGTAATAACTGGAAAACACTTAAACCCATTGATATTCCCGAGACGGCGCCATTTGTCGTAGCTTCTGTGGATATTGAGTGTAATAGCTCAACCGGTAAGTTTCCTGATGCAGATGTAAAAGATGATGCGTGTTTTCAAATTGCTGTATCACTTGCACATTTTGGTTCCGATATACCGTACGATAAAACGTGTTTCTGTTATAAGAAGACGGACCCGGATTTAGAAGGGTGTATAATTAAAAGTTACGATACAGAACGTGAAATGCTTATGGCATTTAAGGCGTATATGATGGAAAAGGATATTGACATTATAACTGGGTGGAACATATTTGGTTTTGATTTGGAATATATTATGAAACGTGCGGTCATGACACATTGTGATCCATCCTTTTACGAAATGAGTAAATTGAAAAACTATACGTGTGAACTTGTGTATAAGAAATTATCGTCGAGTGCACTTGGTGATAACGACCTTAAGATTTTACCGATGCCTGGTCGATTTATTTTTGATTTGTTTCACGAGGTTAAGAAAGGATATAAACTTGATTCGTATAAACTCGATAACGTTTCGAAACTGTACCTTGGTGATAATAAAATCGATATGCCTCCGAAAGAAATGTTTGCGCGTTTCGTTGAAGAAGACCCCGTGAAGTTACGTGAAGTTGCGGAGTACTGTATTAAGGATACTTTGTTACCACACAGACTTTTGTCTAAACTGTGTACACTCATAAACTTACTAGAAATGGCAAAAGCGACATGGGTTCCTCTGTGTTATTTGGTCGAACGGGGACAACAAATCAAAGTATTTAGTTTATTAACAAAAAAGGCACGTGAAATGGGTTTCATGGTACCAACACTATCTTGGGGTCAACAGTCTACAATAGGATACGAAGGTGCAACTGTTCTCGAAGCACAGAAAGGTGCCTATTATACACCTATTACCGCCCTAGATTTTGAAGGTCTGTATCCATCAATCATGATGGCACACAATTTATGTTATTCGACCCTCGTTATGGATTCGAAATACGAAGACATACCTGGTATAAAATACGAAACATTCGGGTTTTATAAGTTTGCACAAGACGTTCCGAGTCTTCTGCCAAGTATTCTCTTAGAACTGAAACAGTTTCGTAAACAAGCTAAAAAAGATATGGCACAATCGACCGGTGCGTTAAAAGAAATGTATAACGGTAAACAATTAGCGTATAAAGTGTCTATGAACTCTGTATACGGTTTTACGGGTGCAGCAAAAGGTATGTTACCATGCGTACAAATTGCATCTACGGTAACGTTAAAAGGGCGAAGCATGATTGACGAAACAAAAGCATACGTTGAAAAGAATTTTCCAGGTGCAAAGGTAAGGTACGGTGATACGGATTCTGTTATGGTCGAATTTGACGTTGGAAATCGTAAAGGTATGGAAGCGATCGAGTATAGTTGGGAACTTGGTGAACGTGCCGCGGGTGAGTGTACCAAACTGTTTAAAGCACCAAATAATCTCGAACTCGAGAAAGTATATTGTCCGTACTTTTTGTATTCAAAAAAGAGGTACGCCGCGAAACTATGGACAAAAGGAAAAGACGGGAATATGAATATGGATTATATAGATGTTAAAGGTCTTCAATTGGTTCGACGTGATAATACACCACACATGCGTGAAGTGTGTAAAGAACTACTCGATGTCGTGTTAGAAAGTAGTGATACCGGACCACCAAAAGCACTCGCTTTACAAAGAGCTATTGAACTTATTGAAGGTGATGTACCGAATGAAAAGTTGATACTTTCACAAAGTCTTTCTGATTCGTATAAAGTAAAAGGTTTCACAGTTTCTATTAATAGTCCTGATATTAAGGATATTAATCAAGCACACGTCCAAGTTGTAAGAAAAATGCGTGAAAGACAACCGGGTTCCGAACCACAATCGGGTGATCGTGTACCTTATATTCTTATCGATACGGGTGATCCGAAAGCAAAGGCATTTGAAAAGTC